CTACACCAGGACGTACACTCTTTCCCTACACGACGCTCTTCCGATCTCATCCTTTTGGAGCAGATAGACGTGATGTCTTCTTCATTTTCTTTCCTCCTAATTTTATTTTTTAAATCCATTAGAAGGTAATTTGAACGTGACTAACTAACACTCTCGTTTTCAACGTGCGAATGTATAGTTAAAAAAGCCTGAGTCATTTGATTCAAACTACCCTTTTGTATTCGCTCGTGATCCGATTCCATTAGTTATTCACCTCCTAAACATCGTTGATATTATATCACTTAATTATCATAATAAAAACCCCAATTATATTAAAAATGCATCTATATCAGCTTGTGAAGCCTGTCGTTCAGATTTGTTTCCAGAGATAACTTTCATTTCTAGTTGAACCAATTCGAAGTATGTCGTTAAATCAAAGTACCTTGAATCTTCAATCGATATGCCTAGATGAGCCAAGTTAAAGATAATGTTTGAAGTTGCACCAAACTCGGGCTCATCATTTGGACTGTGGGGATGGTTTGGTGCCTTTTTGGAGAGTGCCTAACATCTCCCCGATAGTTTGCGATAAAATGCCTAATTCTTCGGTATCGCTCAAAATGCCAAAATCAAGTGTCATCAAAAAATCGTTGTAGGATGTTTTGCTGAATGGTCGATGAAGCACATAAATAATTCGGAAGATCGTATCGATCACGAGTGAGAAGTCTTCTTCTTTGATATCTTTACCCTTTTCAAGTTTTTTGATATCACTGAATAGTTCAGATCCGAATACATTACGATAATCGATGATTGTGAATAGTGACGAGTGGAGCTTGTACTCCTTATCACCTAGTTTAATCACTTTTTCCATGTTCAGTTACTCCTTAGATGAATGTTGGTAAGACTGGCGATGTCGATAGGAAGTTCGTATAGTTCGTATCTCCAACACTTGCGATAACACGAAGGATCAGATTATTACCTGACTCGATCGGGCGAGCAGTGATGTTAAGAGAGATTGAATTGGCTTCAATGGAGTCCGCTTTGGATTTGCTTGCATCCCCTGAAGGTGTAGCTGTACATAAGTAATACCAAATTCGACGTGCTTTCGCATCTCCTTGAATTTCATAACCCAAAGCAAACGTCTTTGTCTCACTATTGACGACTTCGACAAAATTACCATTGGTGTCAGTCTTGAATCCAAAAATATCCTTTTTAAAGTCATCATCTATCTCAGTAAATTTTAATGTTACTGTGGATCCCGAATTTGATACAAGTGTAGCGATAACCTTATCATCTGCATAAACTTGCGAACTCCCACCGATGATTTCAGTGGTGATTTCTTGAGCACCAACCAGACGCTTTGGTGTTCCAAAAGTCCAGGAACCATCCGTTCCAATCGTAGCGAGTGCATAGTGAACATTTGTAAGTCCGAATGTAACTTTATTACTCATATTTTATTTCCTCCTGTTTGATTTCATAAACTCTGGTTACCGAATTATCGTCATTGACGTATTCTGTAATCATTTGATAATTGAATCCCAATTGATATAGAACTGATTCTAGTTGCTCTTCGATGATCGGGTTTTTTGATTCTGTGACAAGCGTGATTTGATAAGTGATGATTCGAACTGCTGATTTGTTATCCGCATAGGTTTGAACTCTATCACTGATTTCTTGATAAACAATAAATGGATATACCTGGAGTTCGTTTGCATCAACAATATTCGTTCCATAAGATACTCGATTTGGTAAAACACCATCAAGTATCTGGAATAGTTGTTCTATAAAACTCATGCGGACCCACCTCTTTCAATAATCGACTTGATTTTCTCAACCATATCAGGTGCAAATGCATCGAAAGCAGGTCGCATGAATGGACGTGGTCCCACAAATTTACCTCCACGATGTGTAAATCCAAACTCAAGTAAATGAGTTAACCTTCCTTTAGTGCTTGAATATATGGCGATTCTCTTATTGATGCCTTCACCTTCAGGAACAGCCACAAACGATTCTGCAAAGCCATAGGCTTGACCACTCTTCGGTGCTTTTGACTGAATGTAGGCTAATACTTTATCTGCGGTTTCGTCTAGCACTTTTTCCATTTCTTTGATGACATCTTCTGCATAAGATTCGACAAGCTCACTAATTCCAAGTGCTAATTCATCCAATGAGACCATCAATATCACCTTTTTTAATCTTTGTTTCAACAAAATAAAGCTCAATAAACTGACCGCTGATATAGGTTCGTTCGATTTTATAAATCTTTGAATCAATCAATGCATGTCTAGACCCATCATATAAGAAGCTTTGAATCTTGACTGCAACATCAATTCTGATATCTGTTTTTTTGCTTTCATAATATTCTTTTGAGGTAATCGAAAGATTCATTCCAATAACCTCTTTAGAACTGATAAGGACTAGTTTTCGATTCCCTATGTTATTTGGTGTGTTGTCTAGTTTTAGAAGTGTTAATTTGATGTTAGGAGAGCTTGGAAACATTAGGAAGTACTTCCTTTCGTGAATGATAGCTGCTTGATGAGCATTTCAAAACTCTTCGGAAGTTCTTTCACAGATCCATCGTTCTTAAAACCAAAGAACGTCTTACAGTAAATAAGGATAAGGGAATCCACGATTGGGACTCCCTCACCATTTACCACATCATCGGTCACACCGACAGAACGAATGAGTTCTTTACAAGCCTCAATATGAGACAACAACTCCTCATCAGCATATGTTTCTGTTAGAGGAATCAAGAGTGCTTTCTTCACTGTATCGAGTATGGCCATGATTTAGTTCCTCCGATTAGGCAGCGGCTTTCTTCTTGATACGAAGGAAACCTTTATAACCTACCACATTACCACCAGTGAATACGGATGCTTTGTAGCAAATAATGCCATCTTTAAATTTGTAATCTGTCGATTTGCCGATTTCAACTGGTGAGAAGATAGGCACTTCATAGTTCTTTAGAGAACCATAAGCCATCGCATACTCACCTGCAGTGGTTGCACTGTCAGCGATCGCTTTGCAATGTGAGTTGATCACATAAGGAATGCCATCGATGGTCTGATTGATGTAATCAACGGTATGAACCTTACGACCTTCGGAAGTACGAAGTCCAGCAAATGCACGCAAGTCATTCTTGTTCAAGATAAGAACTGCACCACCTTCGACTTCTTCATCGCCACCATAAGCAAAGATGATGTCATCTAAAGTTGTGTCAGTGATTGCAGAAAGTTCAAGTGGAGTCGTATCCGATAATGCAACTGCTTGTTCGCTGAAGATGCCAGTGAAGGTGTTCGATGTCCCAGCACCTCGAAGGATTTGTTCAGAGATTTTCTTTTTCAAGGATACATTGATGTTTCTAAGTACCTCTGCTTGATATGGAATGCTTGGAAGCTTTTCAAGTTCTTCTGTGATTTCGGTGTAGGCAGTAATCTTAACCTTCGTAATGGTGACATAACCAAATGTAGGCTCAGTCTCATTGTAAGGTTGCCCTTCAAGGGTTGTTCCAGCAATGCCATTCGATTTCACAAATGATTTCTTGTAGGTTTCACCACCATTAAGGTTTATGATATTGACCTTGTCCACCAAAGTAGATACTTGGGCATACGGAACTGGTGCAAGACCATTCGATACAGTTTCAGGAACCAAAACTTCGGAACTGGACACTTGGATAACTCGATTTTCACGGAGCTGTTTACCGCGTAGTTCTAGGGTTTCCTTATTGTCAGTGCGTGTATCAATGATAATCGGTTTGACTTCAACTTTGGAAGCAATCATCATCTTTTTATCGATGACAGAGCGTTCCTCTTGTAGGGTATTGCATTCAGTATCGAATGCTTCCAATTTTGATACATCTGATTCCGCTTCAACAAGTGAGCGAATCTCAGTTAAGCGTGCTTCAATTTCTTTACGTCTTTTTTCTAAATTCATGATTGTTTCTCCTTTTGATTTAGTAGTTTGTTTTGATTCGGATCTTCTTTTTCATCACTTCAACAAGATCGGAAGAGCACACGTCTGAACTCCAGTCACTCCGCGAAATCTGG